AAAGACCAAAGACCAAGGCCTCATTAATGTTTCACGTGAAACATATTTCAAAATTATTTAAATTTCTTATTATTTTACTTGACATAGTACACTTATTAAGTGTATAATTAATATGAAAGGTAGGTGAGAATGTATGGCTAAGAAAAGATATAAAAGACCTCTGCCTACAAGTAATAAGAAACAACAAATATATAAACAAATTCAGAATGAGATTAGAGAAGCTAATAAAAGATTAAATAAACTTGAACGAGGTTACGATATTAATAGAGCTAAAAGAAATCCTAAAACAGGTAGATTTGAAAGACCATCAACTACTCCAATACGTAAATCGTATAAATCTGGTACTTGGTCTAGTAAGAAACTTAAAAAGAAACTTACAACAGAAACAACGAAGGCATGGAAAGAAGGTCGTATTAGTATTAGTGAAGATATGACTATTACGCAACTTAGAGCAGTACAAAAAGCAACTAGGCAATTTATGAAGTCGGTCACATCTACAGTATCTGGAATCGAAAGAGTTAAAAAAGAAACTATATCAAGTTTAAAAGGCACATTATCAATTGACGAAGAGGAAATAACGGAAGAAGAAGCTGAAACATTATATAATATGTTAGCAGACGAAGATTTTAATACTTTAGTTGATAAGATTGGAGCTAGCACGGCATGGGCTCTAATAGAAGACGCTAAAGAAGCCAATGATACTGAAAATCAATTTATTACTAGGTTATCAAGGTATGCGTTTAAAATTAATGATGAAACCATGAAAAGTAAAGCATTAAAAATTTATGAAAAATATGTAATTTAAAGATAGGAATTATATTATGTTATATTATAAAAAATACATTAAACATGAGCATACTATAATAGGAAAACGAAAGAAATATGATACTACTATCTATACATTTGATATAGAAACATCTTCATATTTAAAATTAAATAATAAAGTAATTCCAGCGATTGAATATCAGAATCTTAATAAAGAAGAGCAAGAAGAATGCGAATATTATTCTTGTATGTATATTTGGATGCTTGGAGTAAATGATATCGTTTATTATGGCAGAACTTGGGATGAATTAAAAGAGTTTTTAACTATTCTTAATAATTATATTCCAGATAAGAAATTTATGTTTATTCATAATTTAGCATTTGAATTTCAATATTTAAGAGGTAATTTTAACTTATGCGATGTAGTAGCTAGAAAAAAAAGAAAAGTCATGAAGTGCAATTTTGAAGATTATAATTTTGAATGTAGATGTACTTATTTAATGACTAATCTACCTCTAGCTAAATTATCAGAAGTTTATAATTTACCAGTGGCTAAAAAGGTTGGCGACCTCGATTATTCTTTAGTTAGAACTTCAATAACACCATTAACAGAAGCTGAATTAGGATACTGTGAATATGACTGTTTAGTAGTTTATTACTATATACAGTATGAGTTAGAAACTTATTTAGAGTTAAATAAAATACCAATCACATCAACAGGTCATGTTAGAAGAGAATTAAAAAATTTAGTTTTGAAAGATTTTAAATACAGAAGAATAGTAGGAAAAGCAATTAACACTAATCCTCATATATATAATTTATTAATGGAAGCTTTTATGGGTGGTTATACTCACGCTAATTGGATTTATGCTGATGAAGTTATAAAAAATGTTGATTCTTGGGATTTTACTTCTTCATATCCATATGTATTAGTAAGCTATAAGTATCCATCAAGTGAATTTAAAAGATGTTATATCACAAAGAGGGAAGAGATGTCAAAACGATTAGCATATTTATTGGTGGTTAAATTTAAAAATATTAAATGTAAATATTTCAATAATTTTATATCACAAAGTAAATGCAGAAGAATTGTCGGAGGAGAATATGATAACGGTAGATTAATATCTGCTGAAGAACTTGAAATTACGTTAACTGATATTGACTTTTATTTTATATTAGATAGTCATAAAGGTAAATATGAGATATTGGAAGCATATTATGCTAATTATAATTATTTACCTAAACAATTCATTAACTTTGTATTAGATAAGTATATAATTAAAACTGAATATAAGGGAATACCAGAAAAAGAATTAGAATACAATAGAGAAAAGGCTAAATTTAACGCTCTATATGGAATGAGTGTTACTAATACTATAAGAGATGAAGTAATATTTGATAACATTGAAGGTTGGACTGAAAGAGAATTAACTAATGAAGAAATAGAAGAATGTTTATATGCTGAGAAGAAACAATCATTTTTATCGTTTGCTTATGGAGTGTGGGTTACTGCTTACGCTAGAAATAATTTATTAAGAAATGTATTAAAATTAGATGAATATGTTGTATATTGCGATACTGATAGTATAAAACTAGCTCCTGGATATGATAAAAAGGTTATTGAAGATTATAATAATAGTGTAGAAAAAAGGATAGAGTTTGTCTCTAATGCTTTAAAAATAAATATAAATAGATATAAACCGAAAGATATTAAAGGAGTAGAGCATATGCTTGGAGTTTTCGATTCGGATGCTCATTATGAAAAGTTTATCACACAGGGGGCAAAAAAATATGCTTATGAATATTTAAAAAATACTGATAAAGTTAAAAAAAATGATAATGTAATTGAAGAAAAAGATGGAGTAGCTAGAATAATAGGAATAACAGTGTCTGGAGTTCCAAAAAGAGGAGCTAAAGCCTTAAAAGATTTAAATGATTTTAAGGATGATTTTGTATTCAGTTACAAAGATACTAATAAAAATTTATTAATTTATGCTGATGATATGAAAAATATTGAAGTAACTGATTATTTGGGAAATAAATATTTAGTTAAAGATAGAACGGGATGTTGTGTAGTTCCTACTACATATGTACTAGGAAAAGCATTAGAATATGCTAATTTATTAAATGATGAATCATCAGCTAGAGCAATTTATAAGGAGGGATAAAATGGAAGATTTAGATTATATTAAGAAGTTTAGTAAAATTAATATTACGAATGTATGCAAAAAAGCTAAAGTAGATAAATCTAATTTATATTCTGGAAGAACTAGTCCAAAGAATGTAAAAAAAGTTCGTAGATATATTGAATCTAATATAGCCGAACTTTATCTATTAAATGAAGAATATAATATAGAAAAAATTAAAAAAAGTTAAAATTATATTGACATAATTATTTAATTATGGTATAATATATTTGTAATTAAGAAGGGAGGAGAATATGAAAAAAGAAACAAATAAAAAAGTGACTTTATATATTGATTCTGATGTTTATCTTCATTATAAGATTTATGCTACTGCACTTAATATAAGTGTTAGTCAGTTAATAGAAAGTCATATGAAAGAAGTATTAAAGGAGTTAAAAAAATATGAAAAAAATTAGATTAAAAAAGTGGGTTGAAAAAACTTTAGTAGGAGAGTCTTTGGTTATAATATCTTTTTTATCAATGTTAATTGATGTAGAAAGAGTTGGATTAATATTAACTATAATATTAATCATTAAATTATTATTTAATATACATCTATTAAGTAAATACACTAATTTATTAATGGAGGTATAGTATGGTATATTTGATTATATACAATGTGTTAAAAAATGAATCTTTTATTAAATATTTTAGTAATGAGTATGAAAAAAATAAATTTAGTAATAAAATAAAATTTTCTAAAAAGTTATTTATAATAGAAGATTCGTCTGACACTAATTATCATACGGAGGAAGAGCATGAGAGCTAAAGATTTTAAAAAACTAGTAAAAGAAGTTTCTCCAGAAAATATAATCGCAGGCTATATTGAATGGAAGTATCTTCTTACTGATAGACAACTAGAATTAGTTATAATAAAGAAAAACAAGGAGGTTAGAAAATGCCGAAAATAGTTTATTATTCACTTGATAAAATAGACTCCTTGAACGCACCATTTAATATTATTTATGGCGAACGGTCAAATGGTAAATCATATCAAGTTAAGCATAGAAAAGCGGTAGAAAAATATTTGGAAACTGGAAGAAGATTCATATTAATGAGAAGATTAACCGAAGAAATTAAATCAGATAAAATTGAAAGTTATTTTGCTGATGTAGATGTTTATAAATTAACTAAAGGTAAATATAACTGTATTACATTATATAGAGGAAGATTATATTTATCTAACTATGACCCTGATAGGAAGCCAAGTACAGTGCGTGGCGACCATATAGGATATGTGGTAGCACTCTCAACAGAACAAAATTATGCTGGAGCTAGTTATTTGGATGTTGACGATATAATATTTGAAGAATTTATGTCTAGAAGTGTTTACCTTTCTAATGAACCTGATAAATTTATGAATTTTTACTGTACAGTAGATAGAAAAAGAGGTACTACTCGTGCTTGGCTCGTTGGTAATACTATTAGTAGAGTATGTCCGTATATTAATGAGTGGGGACTTCATAAAATAGTATCCAGACAGAAACAAGGAACAATAGAAACTACGGAAGTTGAATCAGCTGAAAATGAAACTATTAAAATAGCTATAGAATATTGTCAAGATTCTGGGCGTTCGTCTCATACCATAGGTAAAAATAGAAAGATGTTAAACGGTGGTTCATGGCAGACATATCCTCAGCCACATTTACCTAAAAGTAGAAAAGAATACAAATTTATTTTTAGAATTATGTTTCAATATCAAAATTTTAAATTTGTAGGAGAATTAATCCAGGATAAAGAAAGCAGAGAGGTTTGCTGGTTTATATATCCTTATGACGGAGAAATTAAAAATAAGATTTTAGTATTTTCTGATGTAGTAAAAGTTAGTAAATACTGGCAGAGAAATATATATGATATGTCATTTACTAATGACAATGTAAAAAAATTATTGTATAATACATTTAGAGAAAATAAAATATTTTACTCAGATGACTTATGCGGAACTGATTTTAAGCAGGTTATCGATTTTGAGATAAAGAAATAGGAGGAAATTATGAAAAAAGTATTTATCAGTCAGCCAATGGCTGGCAAAAAATTAATAGATATTGAAGCTGAAAGATGCGTTATATCAGTTAAATTAGAAGAAGCGGGGTTTGAATTAATAAATAATATAGATGCAGTTGAGCCTAAAACTGATGGTAGTAAATTAATTTCGCAAGCTGTAAATATAATAAAAATGAGCTTAGCAGATTATATATATTTTATGCCTGGATGGGAAACTGCTAGAGGATGTAGAATAGAGCATACTATAGCAAAAGAATATAATAAAAAGATTATTTATAATTTAAATGAAATAATAGGAGGATACAATGAATAAATATATAATAGTATTACCAAATGGTAAAGAATATAAAGTACCTAAAGAATTATACGAGGTAATCATGAACGCAATGACAGACCAAAAAAATACAATTAAAAAGTTAGAAAATACCATAACTAACTTAAAACTAGAAAATGCTAGGCTTAAACCTTATAAAAAATTATATGCGTCAGTCAAAGAAAAAAATAATAAAGTTAGAGATTATGTCTATGATATGAAAACAAGGGTTATCCCGTTATTATATCCTGAAGTACCCCCATTTCTTATGAAAAATATAGAAAGAATATTGGAGGGATAAAATGGAATATTTATTAACAATTTTACTAATTATACTAATAGTATTATCTACTATAATTATTGTAACTTTAAACTTTTTATATCAAGATGTTAAAAAAGAATTAGTAGAGGAGATGAAAAAAGATGAGTCTAAATAGTAGAGTTATAATAGCTAAAAATATTAAAATGGATAAAGATTATAAGAATGTATTAAATTATTCTAATAATAATATGGTAGAATTATTATTATCGGAAGGTCATTTTGTAGCTCAGAATTCTACCTATCAATTTTTAAATGTTGTCGATAGAAAAATTAGAGTAAGTTTTAATTATAATGATGTTTTAAGTTCTAATTATATAGCATTTAAGAATCCATATTATGCTAATAAGTGGTTTTTTGCTTGGATTGATTCCGTAGAATTTAAAAGTGATAACTGCTCAGAAATCACATATACTGTTGACGCCTGGTCTACTTGGTATGGTTATTGGGAGGAAAAGCCTTGCTATATAATCAGAGAACACGTAAACGAGGACACAGTGGGTAATCATACAGTGCCAGAAGGTTTAGAATTAGGAGACTACGTATTAAATGCTAGAGTTGAAAATTTTAAATCAGACCCTTCAGAATATGTTATCTGTATGGGAGTAACTGAGCTTCCAGACGAATCTACTCCATACAATAATAATAGAGTTTATAATAGTATTTATGGAGGACTATATTATTTAGGCTTTGCTGATGCCACTAACTGCACTAACGCCATCAAAATATACGATGGATTAGGTAAGAGTGATGCTATAATTAGTCTGTTTATGATACCTAATTCAATCGAAAGTTATACAGATGGTACGTCTGTAGTCTGGACTGGAACTAAAGGAGGAACTACTATTAAGTCTAATTTAAAATATTTAGCTTCGTCAGATTTATCTGATACAATCGGAACTATAATCATTGAAGAGCCTACTAAACTCGGAAATAAATATACTCCAAAAAATAAAAAATTATTTACATATCCATATAACTTTTTTAATGTTACTAATAATAGTGGAATAACTGAATCATTTAAGTACGAAGATTTCGCGTATGATTCTGTAACTGGTAAAAAATCAATAGCTTTAAGAGTAGAAGCGTCATTAACGCCTGGTATGTCAATTAAAGCAATTCCGTTGTTTTATAAAAACGAAAATATAAATTATAATTTTGGTATAGTTGGTGGTAAACTGCCAGTCTGTTCTTATAATTCAGATGTCTATACTAACTGGCTTAGACAAAATGGACTTAACACTGTATTTAATTTAATTGGTGGTGGAATATCAGTAGCAGGCGGTATTGGTAGTGGTTCGGTATCAGGTGCTTTATCTGGTATATCAAGTATGTATAATGCCTTGCATCAAGTTACTTTAGCTGATATGACACCTAATCAAGCCAAAGGAAATACTAACGCAGGAGATATTAATTTTTCTACTGATTCAAGCGGTTTATTTAGTATATATAAAATGTCAATAAAAGACGAGTACGCTAAAATTATTGACGATTATTTCAGCAGATATGGATATAGAGTCAATGAAGTTAAATTAGCTAATATTACTGGAAGAAGTATATTTAATTATATAGAAATAGGACAAGGCGAGTGTATTGGATACTCTTCTGGATTAACTTCTGTTCCTGGGGAGTATATGGATATTATAAATAATGCATGCAGAACTGGAGTCACTATATGGCATAGCCATGCTAATGTTGGTAATTATTTATTAGATAATAGTATAATATAAAAAAGAGAGTTTTAAACTCTCTTTTATTTTAACTAACATCAAATCCTGAATTTACTATTACATTGATGACAGAATCAGTTTTATTAAATTTAATATATCCAGCTCTATAACCAGCTTTATATGTTTTTCCAGTTTCTCCATATGTTGATGTATTAAATACTTTTAATGTTGAATCAAAAACTACACTAAGAGAATAACCTCCAACATTGTTATTTAATATTACTTCATAATCTCCATTTGGTAATGATCCACCAATATTTCTAATAGTATTAACTTCTAAAGAACTGTGATTAATCATATAATTATGAATTCTATTTTTATCAATATCTATTGTATAATATGCACTTGATAATATAAATTTAGAATTACTTAAATCTACATTAGTAGTATTATTTAAACATAATAATAATTTAGTATTAATATTTCTAATAGTTAGTCCGTCAAAAACTCCAGTACCTCGTTCAACGATAATATCTTGAGGAGTAAATAATGTATCATAACTTTTTACTACTTCTACATTATCAATAATTAGGTTTCCGTCGGTATCACTTCCTGTAATTATTCTAATTGCTCCGTCGTATCCATGAGTTAAATTAGTTTTTCTAAAACTATCAATTATAATATTTTTTAATGTTAAAACTGAATCTTTTTTCTTAGTGATAACTACTCCAGCGTCATTACATTTTACAATATGAGCGTTTTGGTAAACTACTGAAGAATCAGCTTCCATGTTAAATACTACAAAACCTTCTGATTCCCTATTTGACGAATGATTATTAATAGTAAGATTTTCTACTTGTTTATTAGTTGTTAAACTAATACCAATAATATTAGCTTCTGTTATAATATTATCAATACTAACATTTTTTAAATATGGATTAATTGTAGTAGGAGCTTCAGGCTCAATATCAATACCAGCTTTTGGATTAGTTCTAGTAGTTCCATAAATATACGAATTACTAACGATAATGTCTTCTCCTCCACAGATACTAATTCCATTTCTAGAACAATTTAGAATTTTAGCATTATCTATTGTTATATATTTAGGAATCTGAGTACTTGCTTCAGCATAGCTAAATCCAACATAAATACCGTCTCCCCAAGTTTTTTCAATTACACTATTTTCTATATTAATATACTGAGAAGAAAAGACATGAATTCCGTAGCCCCACTCGCCACTTGTTCCTGTGTGGTCGTCCTTATCGCCAATTAAATGAGCGTTTCTAATAAGTACATGACTAACATTACCTACATTTAACATATAATAATTTGTATTACTAGTAGCTTTTCTTTTAATAATAGCATTTTCCATAAACTCAATATTTGAATTACTTGTTATTCTAATATCATCATCTAATATATAAGTGCCATTTACTAAGACATATTTTTCTATCTTTTCATTACCAAAAAACTCTTTTAATTTAGTAGTTTCATCAGTTTCGCCGTCGCCAACTAATCCGAATTGTTTAGAATTCATTTTTTTATTAATAATAAGTTCGGCTACTAAAGTTGAATCATTATCTAAAGCAAATAGTTTTATATTATCAATGACATCAACGTTCGTTATTTTTCTTATTTTATATTTAGCACTTCCTCCATCTGCTACCTCATAAAATCCGTAAGTTTCAGCAAATGACCCTTCAGACAGATTGGTACTACTTTTCATATCAGCTACAGTATTAAATGCGAGGATTGAAGATACTTTTAAATACTGAGCTATAATATCTGCGAGTTGCCCTGATTCGGCCATTTCGTCTAACTTATTATTGATTTCATCTTGTACGTCTAGATTATTAAACCAATTATTTAATGCTTCAACATTATCAATCATTATGTCATTATTCTTAGCTACTTCATTTATATATTCAACTATTTTACATAATAACTGATAATTTGTAAGTGCGTCAAAATCTGCTTCAATAAATGGAAAATTTTCAAGAACGCATAATTTAAATGGTGCTAATTTTTTATAATTATAATCTAATTTATTCATATATTATCGCCTCCTTAAACTAATTGATAGAATAAACTATCTAAATCTTTAAATATCATTGAATAAACATTATTTTTACTTTCTATATAATTTTTATAAATATTTATTTTATCTGCTGGACTTCTTTTAATTATTTCTTTAACTACATTATTATCATTTGTATTAGTACTACCTTTACTATTTCCAGAATCATTTACATTATCTAGATTATAATCAGTTAAATAACTTCCATCAGCTATATTCTGAAGTTGATTCTGTGGCATTTCTGAATATCTCCTGTCTGATTTACTATTAGATTCGGTGTTAATTTCATTTGTACTATTAATTACTCTATCATCTTTAGTATCTCTTTCAGTGATTTCTCCATCATTAAATATATTCCATGTTTGCATGGCATCAAATAATTTATTATATGTAGGCATTATCTCATTTAATTTTACATTTAATTGTAATTTAAATGCTACGACTGTGTCGAATCCTATCCTTCTCATCATAAATTTATTTAATATCATACATTCGAATTCTTCTTTATTTATATATTCAGATAATGGATAATCAAAATCAAATATTGTACTTCTTCCTTCTTTAGCTAAATCACTAATTTTAGTCTTGTCCTCTTTACCATAATTAACTATTGCGTTAAGTAATGAATATAAAGTGGGTGGTTTCTCGTTAATTGTTGGAATCTTCGGAATTAGAATCGGTATCAAATATGGATTCACTATAATCATCCTCCTTTATTGTAGACGGCTCGCCGTCATAATATGACACTTCAATATTTTGATTAAATTTTAAATTAATTTCTTCTACTGCTCTTTTTCTAGGTTCAAATCTAGAAAATCTACTGGCAATCGTGCCACCCTGCATAGCCTGAATCTCGTCAGATATATTTCTTTCTTTTTTCTGAAAAGATAAATTAGATATACCTATTAGTCTTAGAAATTCAGAATAATCATTTTGTTTATGTAAATCTATTTTATCTGTTACATATGGAGCGGGAGCTAGTATTAATGTTGTTTCATCTATTTCTAAATTATCATATGTAATAATAGTGTTTTCATATCCATCTACATTATTTACTAAATCTCTTAAACTTCTTTCTTTTTCTGGAGTTGTTTTAAATACCCTAGGTGTTTTTTGCTGTGCTATATTAATATCTGCCGTCCTAGTGTCTAAGGCTAATCTTTCAGCGTATTGACAAATATCTAAATATAATGGATATCTACCATTATTATCATACATAATAACGAACTCATCACTATTTAACATTCGTCTATAGCCATTCTGCCCTAATACTTCAATTCTTCTAGGTCTACCATAAACATCTAAACCATTTACTACAACATACGGTAGAGCAAGTAGTCCTAGCACTTCGTCCATAAAAAATGCTATGCTTCCATTTCTTAATAATTGCTTATTTAAATATGATATATCTATATAAGTTGGTAAGTTTTTAAACTCGAATACATTTTCCGCTAGTGTTAATAATTGTCTTAAATACATATTATAAGTAGCAAAATTAGACATCTGCGAATTAATTAATTTTTTCTTCATATTATACCTCCTTTACAATTAAAAATAAGGAAGGGATTATATTTCCCTCCCTTGTTAGGAATCTTTTAAAGAACTGTAATAGAAGCTTCTCCATATTTAGTATTATCATAAATTGAAGTAGCTCTAATAGTAACCTGATCCTTTTGAGATGCAACTACTGAGAAATCACTAGGAATAGTAACTAATCCGTTTGCATTTACAGTTACTTTTGTTTTTTCTCCTGTAGCTTTTTCAACAGTCCATTTTACTGCTTTATTTGCAAATCCATCTGTATCAACAACTGCGGTTAACTGAATAGTTAATCCAGCACTTACTGAAGATTCAGATGGAGATACTGTAACACTATTTACAGTAGGCTTTTCAGTAGTAAATACTACTGCTTGCTCAAATGGAGAAGTAGAGAATACTCTCCAAGTATGAAGGAAGATGTTTCTTTTTAAAGTAGTAGGATTATAAAAATCAGTTTGTTTTGTAGGTGCGTTAGCGTCTAATGCGTAATCATAATCCATAAACCACTCATCAGAAATAATAACTCCTGGAATATTGGCTAATTGAGTTAATTCGTCGCTAGTAAATGCTACGTATTGATTACCTAATACTTCTTGTAATCTTGCGGTGTCATGTTCTGAGAATGAATCTATTAACTTCATTCTTGACTTCATTTCTGCTTCGTCTCTAAAGAATGAAGTAGCTAATACTTCAGTAGATAAATCAGCTTCAAATTCAGTATTAATTATAGCTATTTGTTTATCAAATGAAGTTGCTCTTCTAACACCAGCTGGATTATATTTAGGACTTCTGAAAGTCATTTTATTTGATACATCTTTTAGTGCAGATACTCTTTGTCTAGGTGTTAATGTACTATAATCAACAATTTGAACTGATGTTACTGTACCATCAAGTATTCTTCTGCAAAGCATATACTTATCTATAATATATCTATCATACATCATTGATTCGTATAGCATTGAAGTTAAATCGCTAATTAAATCAAATAAACCACCTTCTGAATCAAACGCCATTGCTATTTGTTCGTCGCTAGTTGTTTGTTCGTAGTATTTTTGATAGTTAACACTATGAATATAATTAAATATGTTAGGTACAACAGAAGTTAAAAATCTAGTTTCATTATTAGAAGCGTCATTATAATCATATACATTACATAAATCATTAATTAACTCTCTAATTTGTTGACCGAATCTTAATGTTCCCCTTGTTGTAAATTCCCAAGGATTTTCCCAGCCATTTCTTTTAATTACTGTTAATCCAATTAAGTTAACAGTATTTAAAAAAGCATTTTTATATCTATCATTGTCAACTATAATTTGACCGATAGGTTTAATAGATTGACCTTGTACTGGTAGGTCAATGTCTTCTTGCAATACAGGTGTAACATTTATAATATAACTTAAAAGTTCACTATCTGTAGTTGCTTTTAAAACTTTTTTTATTCTTGACATATTATCGCCTCCTATATTTCTTTTATGTCTATTATGTTTTCTTCTTTTGGTGCTTCTGGTTCTTCTGGCTCTTCTGATTTATCATTAGTTAAAAATCTTTCTTTATACTTAGTCTTTAACTCTTCTAACTTACTTTCTAATTCAGTTATCTTATCTTGTAATACTTGTTTTTCAGCATCATCAGATACATCCATAGAATCAGTGATATCCTCAAGTAGTTCAACTGATAAGTCACTATCTAAAACTTTTTCAGATATCTTTTTTAATAATTCTTCTTTACTTATCTTAGCCATATTCTTACCTCCTCCTTACCATAATAATATAACAAAAAAGAAAAAAAGTCAACAATGACTTTTTATATTTTTCTTAAAGCATCTTTTGCATACCAACCTACGCAAACACCATTAACACCTACTAAATATGGATATGGTCTACCTTTACTAGATAAATCAGTCATGATAGTACCAGTGTAATATGCTTTCGCTGTGTTAAATTCGCCGTATGATGTAGCCTTACCAGTTTTTTCAACATAAACTGTATCCCCTTCTTTAGGAATCCAATTATAAAAACTATTAACTATAGATTGAATATCTTTATAATTATATCCAGCTTCTTCTAATCTTTCTTTTCTTTCTGGATAATTACCCCATAAACCTTTCATTACTTCGCTAGCGATTTCTTCATTACTTTTTAACTGTTTAGTCTCTTCATAGTGTACGTCTCCTATTGCTGGATTTATTATACAACCTCTAAATGTATAGCTAGAGTTCATTCCCCAACGACCATTATTATTTCTTCTAGTGGTATTCCAGAAAGCACTTCCTCCGTATCCACTTTCAGAAGTATAAATTTGATTATCATTATCAATTCTTTCTACTATGGCAACGTGACCCGCTCCATCAGAATCTGATAAACTTCCTTTTTGCCATACCATAATACCACCTAATGTAGGATAATTTACAACTTCTAAACCATAATTTTTAGCTCTTTCGATAAAATTTTCAGCATTGCAATTTAAATAAGGATAAACCATATTGCCAATTATTTCATTAAATCTACCGCAAGCATAACCAACACAGTTAGCAAGAACATTTGCCGTACTATCAGTAGGAAATCCTACGATACATTCTGAATATCCACCGTTTGATTTTGTATTGTAAAATGGATTATGACTAGGTTTAATTGTTCTGATTTCCATTATCATCATCTCCTTTAACATCTGATAAATTTTCAACTTCTGAATCTTCACTATCTAACATAATTTCAAAAGATTCTTCATTAAAAGTATTTTGAATTTCATTATCTAATATTTTTTCTGATTTTACTTCTTTATTTGTTTTATTCATAATTCCTCCTATTTTTCTTTATCTTTTAATTGTTCTAACGAATCAATTAATTTTTGTGGTAATTTTACATTACATTTAGCTATATTTTCTAATATTGATATTCCATCATTTGCGACAAAGAAATATATAACCACATATCTTATGACTTGCTGACCTAATAAATTATCTAATAGGCTAGCCACCATGATAGCAATTAAATATAACATCTTTTTCAGAATACCCTTAAAGCCGATTTTAGAATTAACTTTTTTATTATAAATAGCACTAATTACACCAGTAATATAATCTAAAACCATCATAATAGCTAAAGTTTTAAATGCTAAATCAAGACCACCAATTAAATACATAAAACTAGTTGCAATAAAACTAAAAGCAGTATTAATAAAAGACTTCATCATATCATCCTCCTTTATAATAAATATATCATAAAAGAAAAAGATACGCAAGTATCTTATTCTATTACTACGCCTGATTCTTCGTCTACTAGGATTGGACTAACCTTATATGTAGTTCCTTTTTTAGTCTTAATTGATACTATCTTAAATAAATCAACTTCCTCTATATAATCAAGAACTGAATCAGCGAATACTTCACTGCCCGTAGATAAGATTCCGTCGTCTGTAGCGTAATATCCCATATCGAATTCTTTTTCATCTGTTACGATATGACATAAAGCGTAACCTGTAATTTTAACTACTTTACCGACTACTTCTTGAATTTTAGTTGCTGTTATGTCTCCTTTACTTGCCATTTTCTTGAATAAACTAGTATTACAAGAACCTTCTGCATTTTTTACTGTTACTTCATATTTCTTTTTTTCCATATCTTTTCACTCTCCTTAATATAGTAATAATCTGGAATCATTATTTACTATCGATACATTTCCTGTATCTATATATAATATACACCAAAACAATGTAATTGTCAAGTAAAATAATAAGAAATTTAAATAATTTTGAAATATGTTTCACGTGAAACATTAATGAGGCCTTGGTCTTTGGTCTTTGCTCTTTGGTCTTTGGTCTTTGGTATTTGCTCTTTGGTATTTGGTCTTTGGTATTTGCTCTTTGGTATTTGGTCTTTGGTGCTTAATACTTGGTGCTTGGTGCTTAATACTTGGTGCTTGGTACTAAGGTTACGAGCCAATGTCTTTTCGCACTGAATCGATACCATCGCTTAGCACAGGGGGAAGATACAGGGCGAATGGAACAGGCTATTGCTACCAC